GAGTGTGCTCTTCCGATCTGGGAAGGCAGGCATGGACAAAGATCACAAAAAGGGTGAGTTCATCAAGTTTATCGTCCTCGTCTGGTCCGCCGGACTCTTAACTGCAAGTTATGCAGGATGGATGGAAAAGATGGATCCCACTTATGTCGCATCAATTTTGAGCGGCACCCTCGCAACCTTTTCTATTACACGAGAAAAAAAGGAATGAAGAAGCTATTAATGTTATTGCTATTAGCTGCTCCAGTTTCTGCTCAGTCTGTTACCCCACAGTTTACTCAGGGGTCAATGCAATCGACTACCACCACCACGGTTGACATTGAACGAACAATCGAACAAGAAATCATGGGTGGTGATTATTCATCATGGAGTGGTTCAAACGTTACGCCAAGCGCAGACATAGCTGGAAGCAGCACAACATTCACCGTAACTACTGCTGGAGACCCTTGGACTCTAGAACTGACAACACGATCAGCAGGCGTAGTGGAAACAATCGACATCACAGAAAGCATCGACCAAACTTCTACTACTACATCGCTTTCTATCTTCTCGCAGTAACACCTGCATTTGCAGAACCTGAAGTACAAAATACATCTAACCCAGTTGCAGCCGCAACGGGAAATGTTACTAACCAGGCTGTACAGTTCCAAAATAATGGTGCACCATCACGGCAAATCTTTGGAGCCAACAGTTCTTGTAATGGATCTACGATGACGTTTAGCCCGTTCTATATGGGCAACGATACTATTCCTAGAGAGTCTGATGGTTATGTTCGGTCTAACAACTACGGCGCACAGATTAACTTTATGATTCCACTTGATGGTGGAATGATTGAACAGTGCAAAGAAATTGCTAGACGACATGAACAAAAGATGCGTCTTAACTACGAGATGGTTCGTGCACTGAAATGTACAGAGATTATGAAAGCCGGTTTTACTTTTAGACCCGGTAGCCGTGTAGAGGTGTTATGTCATGACATCATACCAATCGTATCCCTAAATGATAGAAGCGATAGTAAGCCTCTCGATAGCAGTAGTAGCAGCGGGAGCAACACTGAACAACAGACTACACCAACGAATTAATAACGTACATGACCGCATTAGCGGTCTTGATCGTCGTATTGACGGCGTAGAACTGACTGTTGCTCAGGACTACGTTTCTAAAACAGAACTCAGGTCAATGATCGACCGTATGGAAGATCACATGATACGTATCGAAGGAAAACTAGACCAAATAGTCCTTAGAAATGGCTAAGAAAAAAGCAACAGAAGACCAGTTTAACGAGCTGCATAATTTAGTTACTAAAGAGTTTCTTGCCCGAATTAAATCTGGTGAAGCAACTACTCAAGACTTAAAAGCAGCGTGTGACTGGCTGAAGACAAATGACATTAGTGGTGTGGCCTACGACGGTAACCCACTCTCGAAGCTCGCTCAGGTGATGCCTGAGATAGATCCTGAAATGGTACAGAAACGACTTTATGGCTCATCAGTCCGGTAGCTCTACAGCTCACTACGCCGGTAACCGTAAATCTTTAAACATTAAACGGGCTTACCAGCGCAAATACAACAAGAAAAAGAAAGAGGTTAATCGCAGAGTTGAACTCAAGCGTATTAATCGACAGAAGGGTACCTACGGCAACGGGGACGGCAAGGATGTATCTCACAAAAAAGACGGAACTGTCTTTATGGAGAAAGCTTCTAAAAACCGTGCACGTAACCGCAGCCGCAAATGACCCCCTTACTTCCAACTCCTGATCACTATCTTTACAACCTAATAACCATGACATCCTCTGAAGCCAAGCGCCTTTGGAGGCGCAGTATTAAAGAACACTTTGGCTGCACATGCGTTTATTGCGGAGAAACTTATGAACTACATGAACTTACTTTGGACCATGTACATCCTCGTTCTCTTGGGGGCGAAGATGTCAATACGAATGTCGTACCAGCATGTACCAGATGTAATCAGGATAAAGGAAGCCTCCATTGGCGCTCTTGGATGAGAGACCAATTTGGAAAGAACCTACTTCGAGAATCACTTATTTCGTCACACATTAATTAATTATGGCTACTCCTAAAAAGAAAAAGACTGGTGAAGGTCTTTACAAAAAGCGCTTTGCAACTCTGAAGGAACATCGTGCTGCTGTGGCTGCACGTAAGACCCTCAAAGATGGTAAGAACATTGGTCCCGTGGCTCACGGTTCTTCTTACGCGAAAGCTGTAACTGCGTCTAAAAAGAAAGCTGATCCCACACCTAAAGCAGCTACTCCTAAAACCACACCAAAGAAATCAACACCTAAGGCTGACCCACAACGCAATACCGGTTCCGGTCGTGATGGATCCTTCGGTCTAGGTACTTCTGGTAAAGGTCGGCCAAGTGATCCAGCGCGTCCTAACCAAACAAAGAACGGTGCTTCTTTGGGTAGCAAGTTAAGTCCCGCAGAAAAGAAGCGCAGAGCAGAAGCGGCTGCAAGTGTTGGCAAAAACCATCGTACAGGTACAAGTCGTGGAGGATCTCGTGCCTCTAATAACAACAGAGGTCAACTAAAAGCCAATACCAGCGGACCCAAAGTTGGCAGTACCAGGCGCATCAGAAAAGGCAGAACCTATGTCACTCAAATGTGGGACGGTAAGAAATACGTTACCGGAAGACTAGGTACTAAAGGAGCTAAGGGTTAACAACCTGTGCCTAACGGCAAGTAAATAATACCGCGCTCCGAAAGGGGCGCTTTTTTAATGGCTAATAAACCGCGTCTTTATCAAGACGTCTACAATTTACTGTTACAAAATCCTGAACTATCGCCTTCCGAAGCTGGACGCCAACTTGGATATAAACAAGAGCTGCACTGGAAAAGCAAAACGGAGTTTCGTGTTGGACCTAAACATAGACATTCGGATGGTGCACGTTCCGCAGCAGAGCATCTCCAACGTATTGGTCCATCAAATATTCCTAGTTCTGTTCCCGGGTTTGATAGGCATCACAAACGTATGATTATGCTTTACCGGCCTTTGTATGAAGGTCTAAGTGATGCAGATTCGTACAAGCTGTCTCTACACGCTGTTCAACAGGGTATGCCTTTAGGAAATGTAGATGACAATTATCAGTATCTTAGTAAGCCTGATCATAATGAATTACACAGGTATATGGAAAAACAGGGTATGCGGCCATCCGATATGCCTGATTTTTCTAAAGCTTCTTTAGACAATCGCATCAAGTCTTTTGACGTGTTGTATAGAGATTTCATACAACCTGACATTGACAATAAAACAGCATCTTTAATTGAAGCAAAATCGTCTGTTAAAGCAGGTAAAGCGAGATTAGATTACTATTCTCCTGGTATTAAAACCCCACTTTCATCTAATGATCTAATTAGACGCCGTGTTGCAGGTTTAGCTTTAGCTGGTTTGGCAGCACCTTCTGTTTTAGGTACGGCTGCTTCTGCTGTTGAAACTGCTGACCGTACTAATTTGGCTGTTCAAACTGGTAATCCACTTGATTATGTGCAGGCCGGTGTTTCCGGTTTATCACTTGCTGCTGATTATGTCCCTGTTGTTGGTGAGTTTATTTCTACACCTGCTGACCTTGCTAATAGCATGATTGACCAACACCGTAATGGTGGATCCACGTTAAATGGATCAGGTAATCGTTCCACACGCAACGGCAAAAACAATGGTCAAGTCAAAGTCGGAACTAATAACGGTAATGGCGGTCGAAGTGGTGCTAAACGCCGTGCAATCTTAGCTGCAAAAGGTCGTGTGTCTGTTGATCACTACGCCTCATAAGCCCCTAGAAGCCCGTTGAAATACCACCCCTATACATATACATATGACAGACGTTTTAACGGCCTTACAGGCTGATTTTAAGCTGTTTCTGCAAGCTTTGTGGGGACAGCTAGACCTACCAGAACCAACAAAAGCTCAATATGCAATCGCAGAATATCTTCAGTCTGGACCTAAGCGTCTTCAAATTCAAGCTTTCCGTGGAGTGGGAAAAAGCTGGATTACTGGAGCCTTTGTTCTGTGGACGCTTTTCAATAACCCTGAAAAAAAGATCATGATTATCTCGGCCTCTAAAGAGAGAGCCGACAACATGTCTATCTTCCTACAAAAGCTAATTATCGAAACACCTTGGCTTTGTCACTTACAACCTAAGTCCGACGATGCACGTTGGTCACGTATCAGTTTTGATGTCAACTGCTCACCAAGCCAAGCACCCTCTGTTAAATCAGTCGGTATCACCGGACAGTTAACGGGTAGTCGTGCGGATCTAATGATCCTTGACGACATTGAAGTACCTGGTAACTCAATGACAGAAATGATGCGCGAGAAACTGCTTCAACTCTGCACAGAGGCTGAATCAATCCTTACTCCAAAGGATGACTCCCGCATCATGTACCTAGGTACACCACAGACCACATTTACTATCTATCGC